AATATGCAATAAAATACCACTAAAGGATAAAGGTTGTCACTTCATAGGCGGTATGATTGTTGTGATTTTAGGATTAGTATTTGCTACAAAAGGAATAGCTATTTTTGCACTGATCATAGTTGCAGTAGGTAAAGAGTTATTTGACAGATACTACCGAAAAACTATTTTTGATTTAGCAGATACGTTCTTCACTATATGCGGGGATTTGCTGTAATGTTCTCCTATGCAATCATTGAAGCAGTATTATCAAAAACTACCTAAGTATTTAAACTTAATCAAATCTTAAGTAGGTTTCTGATATACTATATATAATTATAAAAACATAATGAGCAGGGTGATATGAAAGAAATGAATGATTATACAGAAAGTATAAATATAAATAAAATTACACTGGAGAATGCATTAGCTATATCATCATTAACCCAGATTGTAAGCAGAACATCTACTGATATTGATAAGCTTATCAAACATGCAGAGAAGATTGATAAAGTAATTATGAATAACTCAAAGCTTGAGGACAGGGTAGATGATCTAGAAGTAAAAGTAGCTTCTGATAGAAAGTCTATTGATATCGTATATGCAATACTTAAGTACCCTAAAGCTACAGCTAGTGTACTTCTACTATCTTATGTACTTACAATCGAAGATGTTAGAACTGCTATAGTAACACATATTAAACCAGTAGTAGATATTATCAAAGCTATCGGTTTAACATAATCAATAGATAAGGAATAAAAGATGGGTATGATCGATGTTAGTCTAGAAGGTATTGGTAGTTTAGCAAAAGATATTAGAGAAGCTTTTACAGGTGAAGCTGTAATAGATCCTAATAAACGTATGGAACTTCAGCTTAAACTACAAGAGTTAGAGCAAGCATCCATTCTAGCTCAAATTAAAGTTAATGAAGTAGAAGCAGCACATCCTAGTATATTCGTAGCCGGATGGAGACCTGCACTTGGATGGGTAGCTGCTGTATCACTAGCATTAATGTATATCCCTAGAGCAATCGTAATGACTTATATGTGGTCTCTACAATGTCTATCTAATCTTGAACAAGGATTAACAGTAGTACCTAACTTCCCAGATCTAGGAGCTATGGATATTATAGGATTAGTAGGTTCACTATTAGGTATCGCTGCACTAAGATCCTTTGATAAGTCTCAAGGTACAGAGACAAAAAAAGTAAGTAAGAAATAAGGGTATAAAGATGTTTGAAAAAGTATTTAATTTTGTAATGGATTTGGAAGGTGGTTATAAACTACATAAGAATCCTACTGAGAAGACTGATACGTACGCAGGAATCTACAGAGCAGCTCATCCTAAATGGGAAGGCTGGATCTACATAGATGAAGGTGAGAATCCTCCTAAAGATTATGTTAAACTATTCTATAAAGAAAAGTTCTGGGATGTATTTGAAGTAGATAATGAAGTAGTTAAAGCAATGTTATTTGAATACGGAGTTAATGCCGGTACGGGTAAAGCAGTAAAGCTATTACAAGAAGTTGTAGGAACTAAAGTAGATGGTGATCTAGGACCAGGTACTAAAGCAGCTATAAACAAACTTACTGTAGATAGTCTAGTAGACAAATACACTATAGTTAAAATTGATATGTATGTAGATCTAGCAAATACAAATAGTAGAAAATACGAAATCTACTTACGTGGTTGGATGAACCGTGCACTGAAGTCACATCAATGGTTGAAGGCACTTACAGCATAAGTAAAGCTTAAGAGCTTTTAAGGTACAATAAAGTCTATATGTTACATGGAGTAGTTAATGGCAAAAATAAACAAACATGATCTATTACGAGCATTAAAAGCTGATCAGAAAGAAGCAGAGCGTCTTCAAAAAGATTGGTATATGCTACGTGAAGGCTGGATCAACGAGACTTACGGTAAACCTTACGGGAACGAAGAGAAAGGTAAGTCACAAATTGTTTCAAAAGATATTAAGAAACAACTAGAATGGATGTTGCCTAGTATTACTGATCCATTCCTAAGTTCTAGTAATGTCATTAAATGTAGCCCTGTAACATTCGAAGATGCTGAAAGTGCAAGACAAAATGAATTGTTATTGAATACACAGTTCACAAGAAAATTTAATAGATACAATTTTATTATGAAAGCTACAAGGGTATTAGCTACTGAAGGTACTGTAGTAATACAGACTGGCTGGGATTACGAAGACGAAGAAGTTGAAGTAGAAGCAGAAGTAGTTAAAAGAGATGATTATGGTGTAGAATATATTGATTATGAAACAATCGTAGAAACTAAAGTACTTAAGAATACACCTACAGCAATCGTATGTAGAAATGAAGATATATTTATTGATCCTACTTGTATGGATGATATAGATAAATGTCAGTTTGTAATTCATAGACATGAAACAGACTTAGCTACACTTAAAGCAGACGGTAGATATAAGAACCTTGATAAGGTAGCTCAGTCAAGTGCTTCACTATATAATGAACCTGATCACTACAGAGAAGACTTAACCTACTTCGAATTTAAAGATGATCCTAGAAAGAAGTTTGTTATTAACGAATACTGGGGTAACTATGATATTGATGGTGATGGACAAGTAGAGGCTATCGTATGTGCCTGGGTAGGTGATACAATCGTACGGCTAGAATCTAATCCGTACCCTGATGGTAAACCACCATTTATTATTGTACCGTTTAACGCTATTCCTTTCCAGATGTTTGGAGAAGCTTTAGCTGAAAACATAGGTGATAACCAAAAAGTTAAGACAGCTATTACTCGTGGACTTATAGATAATATGGCTAAGAGTAATAACGGTCAAGTAGGTATGCGTAAAGGTGCGTTAGACGGTACTAACAGAAAGAGATTCTTAACAGGTAAGAACTTTGAGTATAACGGTACACCTAATGACTTCTGGCAAGGAAACTACAACCAAATTCCTAGTAGTGCATTTGATATGCTACAGCTTATGAATAATGAGATTGAATCACAAACGGGTGTTAAGAGTTTTAGTGGTGGCATCTCAGGATCAGCTCTAGGTGGTACAGCTACTGGTGCTAGAGGTGCTCTTGATGCAACAGCTACACGCAGACTAAACATTGTTAGAAACCTATCTGAGAACTTGATTAAACCATTGATGCGTAAATGGATGGCTTACAATACAGAATTCCTTGAAGAAGAAGAGATCATCAGAGTAACTAATGAAGAGTATGTACCGGTAAGAAAAGACGATCTTGACGGTAGAGTAGATATAGATATCTCTATTAGTACTGCTGAAGATAATGCAGCTAAAAGCCAAGAACTAAGTTTCCTACTACAAACAGTAGGTCCAGGTGAAGATCCTGAAATACGTCGTCATTTAATGGCAGATATAATGGAACTTATGAGAATGCCTGATCAAGCTGAACGTATGCGTAACTATCAACCACAACCTGATCCTATGGCGCAGCAAGCACAACAATTAGAAATGATGAAGCTACAATTAGAAATTGAGCAGATGAAAGCTAATGTTGCTGATACATATGCAAGAGCTGGTGAGAATGAAGTAGACCGTGAATTTAAAACATGGAAAGCAGAAGTAGAAAAAGCTAAAGCTCGTAAGCTTGGTAGTGAAGCTGATAGATTAGATATGGATTTCTTGATGAAAGATGAAGGCTATGAAGAAAAACTAGCTTATGAAAAAGAGATGCGAGATAAACAGCATGATCTAGAACAAATGTTGATACAAGCTAGAAATAAAGATACTAATATCGGTGTACCGAAATAAGGAAATAAGATGGGCTTTTTAGACAATATGAAAAACAAAACATTGCAGCAAGAAAAAGCTGCAGCTTATGACGGTATGGTAAAGCAGAATGAAGCTAAGACTATATATGAAAAAGGTTTAGCTGATAGTGCTAATGAGATATCTAAAATGTTTGCATTCCATAAAGTAGCATCTATGCAACCGCAAGAACATGCATTACCGGTAGAACCTCAAGTATCTATTGGAATGCCTCAGCCTAATGTAGGTGCAGGATTAGCACAACAGAATTTACTTGGTGGAAGATAGTTATGAAAAACTATTTGTTACTTATACTTGCTATTCTACTATTACCTTTTTTCTTTATATTAGGTTATGGGTATCATATGTATAAAGAACTACGCTACAAGCATGAGTTTAGTATGGGTGATTATACATCAAATGTATCTTATCAACTAGACGTTACAGGCTGTGCACTAGTATACAACGTACGTAACCATACACTATCAGCAACCTCACAAGAAAAAGATCATTGGTGGTTTACTTACGCTATCAATATATTATTCTGGGATAAAAACCATTGTTATGATCAATGGGTAATTGAATACAAAAATAGGGAAATTATATGAATGGATTAGCAGAAGCTTCAATAGCACAGGCACAACCAATGAGAGATTTAGATCAAGTAGTTCAGATGCTAATGCAAGGAGTCACTCCTGATGAACTTATTCAAATGGGTGTTCCTGAACAACTAGTAATGGCTGCTATGGATGAACTAAGTAAACAAATGCAAGTAAATCAAATACCACCTAAGCAAGAAGGTTTAGCCGGTATGCAATTACAAGGCATGTAGATATGAATTCCTATGAAGGTGGATTAGCTCAACAGTCTACTACACATTTCTACGGAGGTGCTACAAGCACTCCTAAGAAACAACAACTTATAAAGGAGAAACCTAAGATGGCTTGTAAAAAGAAACCCGGTACAAAACCTAAGAAGTAGTGTAAGTGTGGTACAAGTAGTTGTACAGTATAATATATAAAATAATAAAGGATTAATATGGAAGGTTTAGCCCTAGGTGGTAGTAAACGTAAAACAGGTGTTGATGCAGTAGCAGAAATTATAAGTATACTTTTTATGAGTAGAGATTTTGCACATAAAGCTCATCTAAAAACATCAAGCTATTCAGAGCATAATGCACTTGGTAGTTTCTATGATGCTGTTGTAGGATTTGCAGATTCTTTAGCAGAAGTTGCTCAAGGTAAGTATGGTAAATTCGATATACCTACAGCTATCATGAAAGGTAGTATTGAAAAACCTATTAAAGGTTTAGAAATGCAGATGGACGATATAGTACGCCTATCAATGGATTGTGGTAATGGTGCATTGAAAAACATTGCAGATGAGATTGAAGCTTTATATCTCCAAACTTTATATAAACTTAAAGAACTAAGCTAACTTTAAAGCAAACTGAGATAGAATTTCTCAGTTACAATTACTAATATACCTATTTAAGTTATTATTAGTAACTGTAGCTTTTGTTACTGACCGAAGAGTGATGTCGTAAAAAGCCCTACTAAATAAAATAACATGAACAAGGAAGGAATCACATATGATGATTAACCAAATTCCCTCAGAATTAGTAGACAATGTAAGTTCTGAAGAAGAACTAATAAGAGTTGAGAACCAATATTGGGTTACTCTAGCACTAGATCTAGAAATACTAGAAAAAGATGAACGTTTTCAAAGAGTTATCCTACAAGGGTATTTCAAAGATAAAGCGATCAATGGTGTAAGTTTACTTGCAACTGATCACGTTAAACGTGCAGGTGTCCGTGGTGATATCATGGAACAACTAGTAGCGATCAGCAACTTAGAGGATTACTTTAATACTATTAAGAATCTTGGAACGATTTCATCTGATGAAGGTGAAGACGAAGAATACGAGGATTAATAGATGGCTGCCTTAACTGATGAGCAATTATACGACATGTCAGATGAGGAGTTGGAGCAAGCCTTCCGTGAAGCGAAAGCTGATGGAGACTCTCCAGACTCTACTTACGAAGCAGAAGACAATGATACCTCTGTAGATTCAGATGATGAATTTGAAGAGTATGACGAAAATGAAGTAGAAGACTTGGAACAACCCGATGCGGATTCCGATGATGATGCTAGTTCAAACGAAGATGATGAAGAAGATTCTGATGAAGATTCAGACAACGAAGAAGACGGTCTTGACGGAGACGCTGACACGGAAGACGAAAAACTTGCTGACGATAAAGACGATTCAGATGAAGATGGACAACCAGTACAAAGACGTAAGTATCGTGCAAACGGTAAGGAATACGAGTTCTCAGATGAGGAGATTTTTCAAAAGTTCGGTGATGTATTTGGCCAGGCTATGAACTATACTCAGAAGATGCAACAAATTAAACCTTGGCGTAAAACGATCGATGCGATGGAGCAAGCAGGTCTTACCGGAGATGACCTTAACTTAGCTATAGATGTACTGAAGGGTGATAAGGATGCAATTGCTGCAGTACTAAAAAGAACAGGCACAGATGCTCTCGATTTAGATGTAGACAATTCTATTTATACACCGAAGGATTATGGTCGGAATGATACCGAGCTAGACATTAAAGATATTGTTAATGAGATTAGTGGAGACAAAGAATACGCTGTAACGTATGATGTGCTAGAAAGACAATGGGATTCAAATAGCCGTAAGGCATTTGTAGATAATCCAGAATTGATCAGACAACTACACATTGACGTTAAAAGCGGTATGTTTGATACCATTGCTCCAATCGCTAATAAGATGAAAGTCTATGATGGCGGTAAGCAAAGTGACCTTGATTATTACAAGATAGCTGCAAACCAATACTTTAGTGAGTCTGCTCAGGAAGAGGCCCGACAAGAAGCTCAGCAAACTGCGAAAGCAAGGCGTGACGCAGAGCGAACAGAACGTGAACACATTGAACAAGTGAAAGCTAAAGATGTAAGACGTACTGTTACTAAAACGGCTTCGAGTAAACGTAAAGCGGCTGCCCCGACTAAGAAAGCAAGTAAAGGAAGTCCATCTATTGATTATTTGGATGACTCAGATGCTAGCTTTGATTCGTGGTATAAAGAGCTGCAGGATAAGATGTAATCTTACCTGTAGGTTACATTAAACAAAAAACAAAGGTATAAAAGATGGCTACAAATTTCTATGGTGCAATCGATGGTTCTACTAACACAGTAGGTCAACAAACAGTAGTTCACTACTACGACAGAGCTGGTATTAAATCAGCAAACAGAGTTAACGTATACGGACAGTGGTCAGACAGAAAGTCTATGCCAACTAAGTATGGTAAGACGTTTAAAATTTCTAGATTCGAACATATGTATGATAGAAAATTCGGTTCTGCGGATTTTGCAACAAAAGGTTATATGACAGCTCGTTCAATTACTGATATGAATACTGCTCTTTCAGGAGCTACTCTTGCAGAAGGTGCTGGTGCAGTAAACCAAAGAACACTTACAAAAGTAACAGTTGAAACAAACTTTGCTAGATACGGTGAAATGCTAGACTATACAGACGAAGTTGAAATCTTTTCTGAAGATTACGTACAAGTTAAGTATAGAGAAGAGCTTGGTGAACTAGCAAATGCTAGAATGGAAGACTTGATCCAAAGAGACATGCTTTCTACAGCTACAGTTATCTATGCAGGTGCAGGTGGTGCTATCACTGATATTGGTACAGGTGTTGCTCTTAATGGTTCAACTGATGGTGGTTATACAGCGTCTTATGACATTGTACGTAAAGCTGTTAGAAAACTGGTAAGAAACAGAGCTAAGAAAAACACTTCAATCGTAACTGGTTCAACTAAAATTGGAACTTCTCCTATCGCTAAAGCGTTCTACGCTGTAATCGGTGCGGATGTTAAGTCTGATCTTGAGATGTTGACTAGAGGTTCTACTTATGAAACTGAGTTCGTATTCGTTCCTGCTCACAAATATGCTGGTGCTTCGTCTCTTGCAGAAGGTGAAGTTGGTGCAATGCACGAAGTTAGATTTATTGAAGCAGAGTCTGCGGTAGTTTATAGACAAGCAGGTGCAACTGTTCCAACAAGTTATGTAGGTAACCTACAGTACACAGGTACTATCGGTGCAGGCGCTAAGTTTGATGTATTCCCTATCCTTTTCCCAACTGAAGGTTCATTTGCAACTGTAAGTCTTAAAGGACACGAGAAAATCAAGTTCAACTCTAAGGCTCCAACTCAAGTAGAGAATGCTAACCCGTATGGAACTCTAGGGTTCTTCTCATACAACTTCTTCTACGCAGGTCTTATCCTTAAAGAGGAAGCGTTGCTTAAAGTATTGGTTGCTGCACGTAACTAATACCCCGGCTGTAAGGAGCCGTTAAGGCTCCTTTAACTTACCGTATAGTATAATTACTGTACGGTTATATAAAACAAATAACTAAACAACCTATAAGGATTTAGAAATGTCTGAAAGACTAGAAGAACTAAAACAAGAAGCTACAGAGCTAGGAATTGATTTCAACCCACGTATCGGTGAACCTAAACTACAAGAAAAGATTGATGCGTATTACACATCACAAGAGACTTCCGGAATAGAAGTTGAACAAGCGGTACAAGCTATTGAAGAAGCCACTGTAAGTACAGATAAAACAGAGAAGCCTGCTGTGAGCGGTAAAGTAAACGGTACAGTAAGCGGTGAAAAAACTATGGCAATGATCGCTAAAGAGATTTATGACGAAGCTAAAAAAACTAGAATCGTTACTATTACAGATAATGATCAGCGTGTAAACAACCAAACGTCTACATGTAAAGCTAACTGGTCTAATCAGTTTTATGATATGGGTACACAGTTATTCCCATTAAACGTATCTATTGAAGTCCCACAAGGATTCATTAACGTACTTAAAGAAGTACAGATTCCACATCACGTTAAAGATAATGCTACTGGCCTAAGTATCACTACTATGAGAAATCGTTATTCATTTAACTATGATGACAGAGATAACTCTTAATTGATTTATACAGGGTTCTACGGAACCTTGTAATAAGTTTATAACATAAGGATAGAAGATGACAATACCCAAAGGTATAGATTACGGATTTACAATTACTGTGGTTGAAAAAGATTCTTTCCTTCCACAAGATCTAGTAAATATGGATACAGTAAATTCATCTTTTAAATTATGTACACTTGGTACACTATGTGATGTAGTTATAGGTACTGCTACAATAACACGATTAGCAGATGAAATAGCTATCACAAATGAAACTACAAATGCTACTACAAATGCTTATGTAATAGGTAGCTTTGTACATCAAACTACATCAGATATATACTATGAGTGTATTGCTATAGCTCCTGCAGGAACCTTACTTACTAATGTTCTATATTTTAATCCGATAACACTAGTAAGTATTACTACATATAAAGATGGTAGAATTAAAGTAGTTCTAGATAAAGTAATGACAGGATCGTTAGAATATTCTAGAGGAGAAGCTGTAGATAATTACTATTTAAAACCTACATATCAAGGTGTAATAAATATTAAATTTTTAGACGGTACTTCTGAAAGAACAGCAATTATAGATAAGATATATGTAGCACCTACAGGAGCGGTATGTGTCTGATGTTATTGTAGAGGCTGACGATAATGTTGTTATTGAAACCGGAGATACACTACTAGTACAAGTAGGTTTAGAAAACGTAAATGTAATTACAGAGAATAGTGCTGTACTAAACATAGAGCCGGATGAATATTATCTAACTAGCGGTGGTATGTATACTGGTAATTTATCTAGTAGTGGTGTTCCAGTATGGATGACCAATGCTGTTAATCAAATATTGAATAATAATGGTAGTGTATACGATGTAATAGATGAATTACGTAGATGGCTAAATACTTTAGATGTAGGTGTTCAACAAAATATTACACAAATAGAAACTGCAAATCTTAGTATGTCTGCTTTAGAAACTGCTATAGTAAGTAGATTAAATAATAATGATGCTGCTATATATAACTTAGAAACTACTAGTGTAACAGCAGAAATGGCTCAATCAATTGCCTTAGCTGTACAGACAGCTTCCTTTGGTCCTGATATAAATGCATATATAACAAGTATAGCTGCTGTATATACAGATCAGAATAGTGCTGTAGCACAAGATATAAACCTATTATACTCAACCGTAAATAATATAAATACTGGTATGACTGCTACAGCTAATGCTACACAAGTTTTTTATACTAAAGCTGGTTATGATCCTATTACAGGAACACTAACATCCGGTGCTGGTTATTTTAACGACCTATCTGCAAGTATTGGTAATTTATCTGTAAATTTACAGGAAACTGCTGATATAGCTGTAGGAAATTATCATACTTGGGATGGTATAGAACCTTTACTATTTGGTATGGTACGTTATAGTAATAACATAGAAGAGATATACCTTGGAGTGGTGTTAGGTTGGAAACAAACAGATAGAAATTCTATACAAACTGAACTATCTAGTTTAATAACTGACTATGGAATTACTATCCCAGCCCTACAAGCTCAAATAGATGGTAGTATAACTACATGGTTTCAAACAGGAATACCTACACTTACTAATACTCCTGCTAATACATGGACAACTACTACACTAAAAAATCAACATTTAGGTGATATATTTTATGACAAAAATAGTGGTTACGGGTATAGATTTGCCTATGAAGATATTGAAGATACTCCTGATGCAGGTATCACCTATTCATGGATACGTATTACAGATGTAGATGTTGTAAGTGCTTTAGCTAATGCTGCAACAGCACAATCAACAGCAGATGGCAAAGCTACAGTTTATTACTCTACTATAGCTCCTGTACTTACTTCTACAGATAATGGAGATATTTGGATTAACTCTACAACTCAAGTAACTT